CATTGTTGCGATTTGCGTTTAAACGCTCACCTAATTGAATAAGTGCTTGAGATCCTTTTACTGATTGATCTTGGATTTCTTGAATAGAAAATCCAGCGCGTAGCATTGCGTCACGTTCTCTGCCTTCACCTTTTGAAGCGGCAGCTTTTGCGTCATTGATTCTTGTTATAGCAGAAGCAATAGACTCAAACTTAACGCCAGATTCTTCCGCTAATACCTGAAACCTTTGAACATCATCTGTTGAAATGTTAAGCTGCTCGGCGAGATCGTCTATGTTGTCTGCTAAATCTACAATTGAATCTGCGAATGATTTTACAGAAGCAACTGAAAACGCACTTGATAGTTTATTTGCAACAGCACTTTTGAAATTAGATCCAAATTTTTGCCCGAGACTTTGAGCGCGTTTAACACCCATCTCAAAATCGGATGAATCAATACCAAGCTTTACCAACATCGAGAGAATACCCATATCAGTTATCTTGTTGGTTTTGCCAAATGGCTTCGCTTTGGTCGTCCCACAACTGAACTTGCCCCATCATCTCTGCGTGAGCTAGAATCAGCCTTTCTGCGTCACCGAGAGGCATCCTGACGGCATCGTCGGGTCCAATACCGATATTGAGACAACCAACAAGAACTCGCTCGGTCCACGGCATTGCGGGACGCTTTGATTTAGTTCCAGCTTCAATCAGCACCTCGGGAGCGGTTGATTGCTCTTTGAGCCACAACTGGAACTTGTCGGACTCAACCATCAGATTCATTCGCTGAATCCGCTTTGACCACAACCAGAGGAACAGATCCCTCCAGACTGATTTGATTGATCTAATGGACTCCAGAGGAGACTGTGAGCAAACAAGCACAGCCTCCGCTAGATCATTGGAGTTAATCTCTCCACCTAAAACGTAAGGAGACCGCAGTCTTTGCAGCAATATCGCATGACCTACAGTGTAGGGGACAAGTCGAACCCCAAGCACCACTGGTGCTGGAGGTCCAGTCTCTGCGAGTATTGTGGCGAGTTCTGACACAGATTAGACAGTTAGATCAAAAACAGTAGCGGTTCCAGAGAGAGAAGGATACTTGGTTACAGTGACGGTAACCATAACTTTACCGCTAGAGGTAAATTTAACGCTTCCACCGCCAGAGTAAACGTAATCACCATCGAGGCTAACTCCTCCAACCGTCACGCCGTCAGTAGCAGCAATGGTTGCCGATCCGTTAACAGCAGGGAGACCGGCTGCTAGTTTGGCTTGAGCAAATGAAGCCGCAGACGGAATAAACGTAACGTTAAGACTGATTCGCTCATTAGCAGACACTTGAGCCACGACTTCACCGGCTCCATTTTTAATCTGCTCGACATCGGCCTCATGAGTCGCGTCGTAACTCTCAATCGTAGTAATCGCTCCAGTGGTAAGAGCAGCTCCCGCTGGAGTCTTTAGGGTTATCGTTCCTTTCGCTCCATAGACTAGAGCGAGTCCTTTTGAGTTTGCCATGTTTGTGGGTTGTTAAATCGTGTTTGCTGCTGCGAAAATTGTCATGGATCGCGAAAAAGTTCTAGCTCTTTCGCTGATGTCGTTGATGCCAAAGTCAACTGGAACCGCAAATTGCGCGTTAAAACCTCCCGAGGGATCGGTGTCGAGCGCGTCTAACTCAGCAATGTTCCCGTCAACGTACAGGTATTGCAGGAGATTCTCAAAGATTTGAACAACCGCCAGAGCTTGAGCCTCCGAGGTATCGTCTGCGGACAACTGGAGCGTAGCGGTTATGTCCACCTCGCAAGTGCGGTCTAATGGATGAACTGGAACCGCAGTTGATGCGCGGACCACGATGCGCGGGAAGCTCGGCATCTGATCCTCCAAATCTGGATCTGCAAACGCACCGTGACCATAGCTTGTGAGACAAGTTGGAGTACCAATAGGAGACTCTGACCAGTCTTCAGCGGCCAGCCAGTCAACTAGAGCGCGTTCAGTGCGTAGGGCTACAGCGTTCATGTAACTGTGATTCCTTTGGATTCAGACCCATCAAAAGCGGCTTGCAGTGCTGCGGCAATGTGGTTTTCAAGCTCTCTCGCTTCATCGTTATAAGCTTGTTGCATCGCTTTGGCGTAGATTCCTTCGACGGTTCCAACCTGATTGTCGGCCAGTCCAATGTTCATGCGGACATAACTCGATGGGTTAAATCCGGCTTTGGCGTTGTACGCATAGGCGGAAGATCCTCGGTGCATTGCTACATTCTCCTGCGGCAAGCCGTATTGATTGGCAAGATTTATCAACGCTTGGTTTCCAGCCACTGACTTAACACCAGCAGATCCCTTTTTTGCGCGTCGAGTTCCGCCAAATTGCTGGAAGGATGGCGACAGCTTCTTGATGGCTTTAGTCACGCATGACTTGAGGTATCCAACGGAACCAGCAGCGCGTCTGCGGAGCTTTCCCGCAGCGTCACGCATATCTTGACCGTAGAGACCGGGTTTTCCAGCCTTCGCGTTCTTGGCTTGCGCGATTAAGTGGACCACTCGTAGCTGTCGAGATTTACCAACTCTCTTGCCGGTCTTCTTGTCAAAGCGATCCGCTCCAACTGGTCTGTTGAAGTAGTCTAGAATCTTGTTACGAGCCGCTTGTGGCGACTTTGGAGGCAACAAGCAGTAGAGCCGCAGCATCAAGAAAAACGTGCGAGCGTTGACCGCATCAGCAAGTGACCGCTTAGTCTTCGGGAGGTATTCCTTCCAAGCCGCATCAAACCTCGACGTATCAACTGTTACGGTTGGAGTCATTTGGTTTTAGAGCCAAGTTCAAGAGCGTAATAAGCTCCAGATCCGTCTCGCTTGGCAGACATAATCCGCATCTGGCGACCGTCGTAAGTGAGAAGGCGACCTACCACCGGAATCATCTTCCCGAAAGTCAACAGCAAGCGGTCTGTATTCTCTTGGAGGAGCAAGCTTCCACTCTCTTGCAAAAGCCGATCACCGTTAGAGCCAACGTCACAAGACCAGACCGAAGCGTCAACGGTTACAAGTGTTGAGTCAGCCAACCGCCAGTCGGAGAACTTAACCAGCACTCGCGCTTGAACGTTATCTTGAAACCCACCGGAGATAACCGAGTTCGCGTCAGTAATCGCAGCGGGGAGACAGCGCACCAGCACTCCCTGCCACAAGAACGACGGGTTTCCCATCGCGCTTTGTAGCACAGACATCCCCAACTGGAGACTAGTGGCTATTAAGTTCAAGCGGCGTGGAAGTAGACTCCAGTGACAATTAGTGTAGATCCAGACTGAACGTGAGACGCTAGGGAAGAAGTGCTGCCGTTTTCGTAATGAACAATCTCAGCGTAAGATTGACCGGCAATTACGCTACCTTCAATTTCAGTCTTAGCGTTTGCGTGGAGACCGTTGGCTTGAACACCAACAGCCGCAGCGTAAGTCGATATATCTGGGATGCTCAATCGCAGGGAGCCGGAAGCCGTACCGCTTGCGGCAGTTACCGACAGTGAAACAGAAAACCAACGCAGATTGCCGATCTCCGTATATCGCGCAGAATTGATCGTGACGGTGTACGTTCTACCACCACCGGAATCTGTTAGAGTCGGAGTGTAAGCGGTCGCGGTATTGAGACCCGAGATATCGGTGTACAACTCCGTAAAGTTGTCGTTCGCTTTGATCCAAGACCCGCGCAACGTATCACCGTTGTTGTCGTTTGCGGTTGATCCGACATTGATAACTTGTTGTGACATATCAGTCTTTCGGCAATGCGTACCAACCTTCGGGAAGCGTTATCCGGTTGCTAGAGCGAACGGAAACACCATCCGCTCCTTTGACCCAAACCTTAGCTTTGACGCTCTCAGCGAGCCTCACCGGCTCACCGTGAGGCACCATAACCACGCGAGACCCACAACCGCAACTAGCGATCAGACTCAGCAATACGATCCAGCAACTTCTTTTTGAGGTCTGGATCTCGTTTTGCGTCTTCAACGGTGGGAGGTGTTTGAACAAAACCAGTCAGCCACTTGAGCAAAGCAGTGACGATCTGTTCGATAAAATTCACTCGGGCTTTTTGTCAGCGTCTTTGGCAGCGATCAACCCAAAGCCAATGGTCACAGCAGCAATGGTCGCAGCAAGATCAATGTTGGTCGTAGGATCACCGTCAAACAATGCTTTGAGCGCACCGCCGACAGCGACAAGGATTGCGCCAACACCGGCAAGAGTAGTTTTCCAGTTCATTTTTTGAAGGTTTTATACAGACCGATTGATGCTGCAATAAAGGCTAAAACAGCGGCTCCAAGTTGGAACCACTGAGTTAGCTGAGGGATAAATGAGACCGCACCAGCAGCGGCAGCGGTCGCTAGAGAGATTCCAACTCCGCTGCTGTTGTTAGTGTCGGTTTGCATTACTCGTTAGGCTGAACGGCTTCAACCACCGGATTCGCCAGCTTGTAGGCCGCGACAACCGCCGGAGTCCACAACGCATTGGCGATATTCACCACCTCAACCGGCTGACCAGTAAGGTCGTCACCGGGATTCAGCGTATACTGCGAGGTAATCTCACTGCCGACAACCGCGCCATCGCTGTCGTAATCAACGCCGGTCGTAACGAACAACGAGTTGTTTTGATTGCACTGCACTGCGACAATGTTGACTGGTACGATCATTGGATGGTGGGTTTGAGGTTGGCGTTGTAAGCGGTAATCGCAGCAGGAGTCCAGACAGCGTTTGCAATCGCTACAACCTGCTCTGGTTGACCTGTAAGGTCTGAGCCGGGAGCGAGACAGTAGCGGCGGAAGGTGGAAGCCTTCACGGCTTCTCCATCGACGATCTGATCCGCTAGTCGAACCTGAAGGACGGTTGAAGGAAGAACCTCGCAAAGCGAGAAAATAGAGCGTTCGGTGAGCATATTATTAAACGAAGTAGGTTGCTGAAATCATAAATCCACCAGATGTATCCATTGCTATTGGAGCCATCGCTCCGCCACCGCTTGTCATTTGAAGTAATTCAATAGTTGTTGCTGATGGAACGACATAGGCCATTGGAGTGTTTGATGCAGTAATTGCAAAGCTGTTTAAAGATGTAAAAGGAAGACCGCTTAATCTTATGTTTCCAGTGCCTGAATGTGCTGTCCAATTCAGGAATATTTGAACTGTAACTTGTCTTCCAACTTTTGTGTAATTTCCTTGTCGATCCGCATAAGTACCAACTCCATCCGCCGTGGTTCCTATAAGAGCAGGCGTAAACGTCCCCTCCTCGTAATCATCCAGACAATTCGCATCGGACGAAGCTGATTGGGTTGCAGGGAATGCTACGCCAATTCCGTTGGCTCCAGTGGTTCCGCCAGCGAGAACAAAAGCACCGCTGGAGTTGAAACGCGCTCGTTCAGTTCCACCTGTAGTAATAGCAAACGTGTCTGCCGCAGGATAGTAGATTCCGGTGTTTGCATCTCCGGTCGTAGTAAGAGCGGGTAGCGCGGCTGTGCCAGCAGCAAACGTCGAAACACCAGTCACACCCAGCGTCGTTCCCACCGTAGCCGCGCCGGTGATGGCAGCGGAGCCAGCGGTAACGAGTCCGGTGACAGTCAGTGCTCCACTCGCAGTCGGAGAGGATGAGAGGATGTTGTTGATGCTGATGCGTTTGGTATTCCCCGAGGCTGGTGGAGTATCCGACACGTCCACAATCGGGATCATGTCATTTATTGCATCGGCTGCCGTTAGGTTTGTTAGTGCTGAGATTTTAGCGTCTGCCATATCAGTAAACTGTTAAGATTAGTTTTCCCAAGTCTTCTTGTGTTAAAAATGTGGAGCCATCTTCCAGAACTATGCTGTCGAATGTGCCATACGAAATAACGAGCTTGCTGGTTCCATCTTCTTGCAGCAGGAATGTCTCGTCCTCTTGTAGAACATCCCTCCGCATAATCGGAGGCTCAGGCATGATCCCATTATAGGATCGCGTCCTGTTAATTGATGTTCCAATAGAGATCATTAGGCTCTGGCGTTAAACGCTACAACAGAACCAGATGAGATTTGAAAGCCGGTGATGTTGCCCACCAGCGGGAAGCCAGCAGGAATGGTCTTGGAGGTCCAAGTGCCGGATATTCCAAATCCCGTAATGGAAGTGAACACCGTCGGCTCGGTAGGAATCAAGCCAGACCAGTTGCCGGTCTGAGCGGCGGTGCTAGTGATGAGCGCAAAGCCCTCGCGGCCCATTGAATACTCGGTCGAAATGTCTGCTTGAACGGCCATAAAATTGTTTTTCGGTTAAAGGGGAGGCTGTCAGCGTGTCCAACAGCCTCCCCAGTTTTGGTTTGTTAACCCTTACGAATCTTCGGTGCTAAGGCTCCCTGTACCCACAAGATGAGCTTGCCTCCTTCAGGAACAGAAACAGTGTTGAAATTAGTGCGTTGGAGAGTCGCATCAATTTCGGGACCAGCCAGCAATTTCGTTTTGCCGGTCTTGTCCACTGCTATGGTTGTTGCAATACGCATATCCTTAGGATTAAGCGGTGATCAACACTTCGGCTTGCGTAGTATCCGCAGCAGCCGCACCAAACATGATGTCGTAAGACGCCATGTGCGAGCGTGTGGCGCGGGAATACCAGACCGAGAGCAAGCAGGACAGACCGTTGTTGGTGGTAACCGTGCGCTGTTCGATGAACTCACCGGCAACCATTCCAACCGGAAGACCGGCTGCGATGGCGATAGCGTCAGGACCGCAGACAAAGCCAGCGGTGTTGGTCTCAGCACCAGTCCAGCGGTTGTTCTCGGCGATGACATCGAATCCAAAACGACCGTTCGCAAGCGAAGACAGACGGCCATCGGGGAAGGTGTTAGAGGCCGACGAGAACAACAAGCGAGCGATGTGTCCACCGTCCAGAACGAGGTTCTTGGAACGATAGTTCTTGGCAGCAGCGAGAATCGCGGGGAGGTCGCTGGTGTCGAAGTTGGCAGCGGTTCCAATCGTAACGGCGGTACCGTAGTTAGCGGCAGTCATCACGGCGGTAATCTTGTCGCTAATACCATAAGCGAACAGATCAGCAGAACCAGCAGCAAGATCAGCCAGAGCGTAACCCTGATTCAGTTCTTCTTGAGTGACGGTAAAGTTCTTGCTGATCTGGTCAACGGTCACCGAAGTGGCAGCGAGCGTCGAATCGTTGTTGGTCTCCCAGTTGGTCGGATTGACCTGAGCGGCGGTGCCGGTCGTGAACTTCTTCACGCGAACGGTGGCTTTCGGACGGAGGTTGTCCAGACCCACGTTGCGGCTGAAAGCGTCAACCATCGCCAACTTGGTAGCGGCAACGGTGATGATCGCGTCAGCGAGGTAATCCACGACAAGCGTCGAGGTAAAGGAGTTCGCGTTCTGCGGAGCGAAGATGCTCTGCTGACGGAGAAGCTCGCTGTGGTTTTCGACCAAGAAACGACGACGCTCAGCACCAGCGCGGAGGCTCTTATGCTTCTCCAGCAGCGGGTTACCCAGATTCTGAATCACGGGACGAACCGGATCGGGAGCAGGAGCGGCGGTGGGAGACTTGATGGAAGCTTCCAAAGCGGAGAGCTTCGCAAGAATCGCGGTGAGATCAACGGAAGCGGCAGGAGCAGCCGCAGCCGTCACAGTAGTGGAATCGGACATATTTGTGTCGGGTTGTTGTGTTGGTTGCGGCGTGGAGTCCACGCCATTTTTGCTGTTAGCTGTGTTGCTATTAGCAGAAAGCTTGTCGTCTAGGGATTCGTCTTCTTGCTCTTCTTGACGCTCAATCTGAGCATACAGAGCGTTGAACCAATCGCGTCCAGCAGCACCTCCCCAAAGGTTTGCCGCTACATCCGCAGGAGTATTAGGTTCAGCCTCAAGAAATCGGCCATTACGCGCCCACCAATTGTAGGCTTTATCAACCTTATCTGCGGTAGGAGCTTCGCCAGAAATCAGCGACTTAGCGTCAGCTACTGTAGCGGGTTCAAGACCGTCGCCAGCAAGACCTTCCTCGTATTGCTCAAGACCTCGACGGAGGTTGTTCTTGACCGTCTCAGGAGCAGTCTTTGTAACAGCGCGAGGATGCCATTTCGCGGCCATCGCAAGCTGTTTAATAGGTTTGTCCACCAAGCCAAAAGCCAGAGCCTCAGCGGTAGTAAACCAAGTCTCTGCTCGCATCGCAGCGCGGATAGACTCGGGAGAGCGTCCTGTCTTTTTAGCATACACTCCAACCAGCACCTCGGCGTGTTGATCCAAAGCCTCAGCCATCTTCCGCATATCCTCGGAAGTACCAGAAGCCATCCCTGACGGATCGTGGATCATCATCAGAGCGGCATCAGCCATCTCGACGCGATCACCAGCAAGAGCAATGATTGAAGCAATAGAAGCCGCAATGCCAACGACGCGAGTGGTTACCGGAGCTTTGCGACCGCGCAACTGGTTGTAGATGGACAATCCATCCCAGACATTTCCACCGGGAGAGTTGATCTCTACGAGCAGCGGACCGTTGCCAATCTCGTTGAGAACATCGGAAAACTGCTTTGCAGATAGACCGGAACCACCGTACCAGTCTTCGCCAATCTGATCGAAGATCTGAACGGTAGCAGGATCACCGGCAGAGTTTGTCGGAGCGTAGTAAAGCCAATCAGATTTCTTTGTGAAACTCATTCGGTTTTCTTGGCTTTTGGTTTCCGAGTCTTCTTAACGGTAGCGGTAATCTCTTCCTGCTCTACAACAACAGGTTGCGACCCACCTTCTGACGGAGCAACTGGAGACGGAGATTCAGAAGGATCATCTGGAATGTCAATAGCAGTTGCAACACTAGTTGCTGGACGCTCTTTCTGAATCACCGAAATCTCAGATACATCAACGCCGTACTTTGCAGCGAGTTGACGTACAAACAAAGCTTGTTGAGCTTTTGACTCTAAAGCAGAACGCCAGTCGAGACCACGCGCTCCGTAGACCTCATCGAAGGTAACAACGCCAGCCTCTAGCTCTGCCAATTGAGCCGCAGAATTACGGCCAACGTCAACATTCGGGCTGCGCGGAGCGGTGATTGATACTTCGTACCAATCCGAGGGAGCGTCATTGAGCGTAGGATCATTCTTGATCGCGTACTCCATCGCGTACTCGTAAATACGACGAGCCGCTGAAGCCATAACTTGATGGCGAGAACGGAACCATACAGACGACATATCTAGCGCACCGCGATAAACAGTCCCCTGCATTGACTCTGGGTAAACCAAAACGTAAGGGATACCAACACCAGCGCAGACTTTCTCGGTCAGTTGTCGCCAGTACTCCCGCATATTGACACCGGGACGCTCGGTCGCAAACTGCTCGAAACTGTCACCGTTTTTCATTACCTTAACGCCAGATCCAAAGACCTGTTCGTAGTAATTCTCGGCGGTGTTTACGCTCGCTCCAGCAGTACCAGCGCGGAGGTTGCTCGCTTGGACTTCGCCAGCGTCAGTCTTAACAATCTGAGCGACAGACGCGCCAAGCTTGCAAGCTTCCATCTCCAGCTTTTGCAGATCATCTAGATCGTGGAGATCGTTGATAACCGCCGATACAAACGGAAGACCTCTAAGTTGACCGGGACGATTCGGCTCGTAGATATGTACAACCGAGTCAGAGGGAATGGAGCGAACATCAGTCAGGTTACCCTGAGTTTTTTCCGATCCGATAAAGTAGGATATGGCTCGTCCAGTGCGAGGATCAAACCGGATACCGTCAAACACGGTCTCGTCTGCTTGCATCCCTGCTGGAGTGGCAATGGATTGAGCTTCGATTAACTGCAATCGAGGTTTGCCGGTGTCTCCTTTGGTTAACAACAGGAAAGACTCTCCATCGTAGAACCAGCCGCGAGCGGCTTGCCCCATTAGAGTGGAGAATGACTGGCGAGAGCCGATATCGGGATAACGGCTCCAGACATCAAACCACTTCTTGGCTTTGAGATTCCAAGCGGAATCACTGGAGGCTGGTTGAACCGAGAAGCTAGAGCCAACAGTGTAGCTCTCAAACAGATCACCAAGCCTATTGAGAACAGCGTTGTTTTGCTCGAAAAAGCGAGACTTGCGAACGATGGCTTGACGGGTCGCGCTCGTAACATCAAACCGCGCGGAAGTGTAGGAGGTGTCGAGATAAGAACGGCGCAAAGACTGACCCGCTCCTTCGTATTTGTTTACGGGAGCAGGAAACAGCTTGTTCGCTATGTTTTGAAGGAATCCCATTAGCTCATTCGGGTTGTGGCTTCACGACGGAATTGCGTGAAATCCCCATAATACCGAGTGGTTGAAACCAGAACGGCGGTCAGCATCTTGTTGTAAATCTGGAGATCGGTGGGACTAGGGATTGCGTCTCCAGCGAGGAGCGTCACAGCGTAATCGTAATCCGTTAGCAGAGACTCCCACATTTGCAGCATCTCAATTGGAGCGGCTGTCCCTTTACCGGGTTCAGCGAACTCAACGGAAACGTCAGAGCTAGAAGTACTGCGGACCACATTCCCGCTCTCCATCGAGTTAGCGGAAACGGTCAGCTTTGCCGTTAAAGCCTCAAGCAATGTCAAAGCGGCTTTGCTCGCGTATGTGGTACGCAAATAACTCCGTTTTGTTGCTACCGTGTAAGTGAACACTTGCGCGGACTATCAAGAGACCGCGAAGTTTGTCAACCACTAGAATTTTCCGAGGTACTGGAAGTTAGGTCTCCCCACAACATAACCATAGCAAGTTGCATGATTTCACAGTCGTGCAAATGGTCCGGCCAACGAGTGTTTCTTTTAAACCACAAGTGTTTGATCCTGCCGGAGCGGTTAGCCGTTGGTTTAAGAAGATGGCTGTCCAAGTGCTTCCAATAGGTATCAGAATCGCTCGCAAAAGCCCCTTCAGCGTCTAGCGGAGCGGGTAGGCTACAAACACTCCATTGATGAGTCTCGGTCCCTTTACGGAGCCGCTGGAGCACCTCCCGCATGTGCTCGGTGTCAAAGACAAGCAGAGGCTGCACAGCGTCCGTACGCATCGAGGTTGAGGTTGTAATTCCAAAGGGATGGATTGAGCCGGTCTTGCTGGTAAATCTGGCTCCAGTCTCGCGTCCTTTCATCGGCAACCAGCCAATTAACATTGGCTTTCTAAGACCTCCCTCTGGCGGATAACGCAAACCGCAGGGATAGTTTATCGGGCTTGCACTGCTTTGGGAGAACTCAGCGCAAGCATCATACACCGCTTGCGTGTTATAGCCGGAATCAACGCCAACATCCATATCGTGGACGTTGTACTGTAACTGTATCCTGCGGAGTGCGGCAAAGTCGTCTGCGTGACCGGCTCCAACAAGTCTAGAGTTGCCTTTGCTCCATTCTCGGCAGACCCACCACAAGAAAGGAGCCGCAGCTTGTACGTCAGCGGTCAGGTAGCGTCTAGCTTCAGGGATTCCCGCATCAGAAACAATCTCGACTCGGTCCTGTTGGGTCTCCTGATTTTCCCACGGTTCCGCGAGCATTCCGTTGATGAATCCCTGCAAACCCATCATCGAGCTTTTTGCTTCCAAGAATGCGACAGCAAGATTTCCCCAAGTACATTTTCGATCTGGGGAATACAGCGAAGAAAGATGGTAGGATCTTACACTTGGAAGGCTGGCTTTATTCTCCGAGATCCACTTGCCATGCCGTAACCCTGCCACCTTTTGGCTGTCAGATATCTTCCCCTGACAGAGTTGGCAGACGTAGTGCGCTGTAGTACGGATGCGTTGCCAGTCGGGTCGTCCGTCTTCTAGTTTCTCGTTCTCCCAAGTGACTTGTCGCCACTCCAGCTTGATATGCTCGCGGCAGTACGGACACGGGATGTAATACCTCCGTTGGTCTCCTCGTAGGTAACGCTGCCAGATTCTCCCCTCCGAGGTTGTCGGAGTGCTGGTGAAGAACGCTTTGGAGCTACTGAACGCTTTGAGCCGCTGCTCGGCAAGATCCAGAGCGTCAGCTTCTTTGGCGGTCGCGTCAGCGAACTTGTCCACTTCATCAGCGACTAGGATTCTGACGGGACGAGAGGCTAGATTTGCCGGTGAGTTGCTCCCTACAAACGTCAGAGTGCAGCGGTCGAATTGCTGTTCTAGGTTGGTGATTTGATCTTTGTCCGTAGGAAACCGCGCGACCATAGCCGGTGAGTCTTCCAGCATAGGGAGCCAGCGAGATTTGCTGAAGCTGCGAGCCAGATTCTCAGACGGCATTAACCACAAAGCAGGAGACGGCTCTACGTCGATGGACCAAGCGAGACCAGCCATCAATGTGGTCGTCTTGCTGGTTTGAGATCCCCAACACAAAGTAACCTCGGAGACCGCTGGATCTTTCCAAGATTCCAACGGTTCTCGGCAATATGGTCTGACCGCTGTACTAAAAGGTCCGGGATGCTCGGTCTGCCGCTGGCTTAGAGTCAGATTGCTCTCAGCCCATTCGACAACAGATTGCCGTGGAGTTGGTCTCCACAATTGTCGGCGGAACTCTAGGATTTCAAGCTCTAGGTCTGTCATCAGAATAGTTGGTTCATCTTATATTGCATAGCGGTAGCCATATTGATTAACGCCATGCGATCTTTGATTCCGTTAACCAGACGGTCTTCCACCTTATGGTTTGCAGCCCAAGACGCATTGCGGTTGAAGATCTCAACCATCATAACAATGTTGTCATCCAGCAGATGCAGCACTCCGTAGAACGGGAGCTTTGTGCGTCTGGTAA